GCACGACGCTCCATCAGGTCGTAATAGACCTTGGGGTGCATACAAATGGCGGTCAGCTTTTCGCCTTGATCGCCAAGCAGTGACTTGGCTTCAACGATCTGACGAGGTCCAAGCAGAGTTGGGGTGTCGCCACTTGCACCATCAACGGTCAGACCGATGAAAGCTGAACTGGCGTTGTCATCGACTGCACCGAACACGCCACCCAAGCAGGACAGAAGATCCTTTTGGCGCTGGTTAGCAATGTAGTCAGCAATTTTGGAACCGATGGCAGCCATTGGGTCAGAACCAGCAGCCAAAGCGGCCAGATCGCGAGACTCAAAAGCGCGACCACGATGCAGAACAGCAGCAACCTGCTTGTCTGCGGTGATCTTGCCAGGGGTCAGAGATGAGCTATCGGTCAGGCGCTCAAAATCGCCTGACAGATTGGCCTTATAGAAAGGCACTTGAACGAAATCACCACCATCCTCAGAAGCATTTAGCTCCGCCATTGGCTGCACCACACCGCTAGCCAAAAAGGCATCACGCTGAGTTGTCTGCTCAATGACGTAAGGAGTAAATACCTCAGGAATGATGATGTCAGAGCGAAGAGTCGCCATGACAGATCCTCAAAAATGGTGTTTACGGTGTGGGCGTAACCCGAACGGCTCTGCGTAGCTTTGCCTTATCTCGCATATTAACGGTTCGCAGCAGCTTTCAACCTTTCATACAAATCCCGATCAGTTCTGAATAGCCGTGATTGTTCGGTGAGGTTGAACGTATCTTTGGCAAACGGGTTCTTAGTTCCTGCTGGAATGTCGCCGCTAGCGCTTCGACCAGAAGGCGCACCACTGCCTTGTGGCTTTGGCGCTTTCTGCATATAACTAGGCAACGTTTTGGCCCATTCGCTGATTGGCTTGCGCTCGTAACCATTGACGACAACAACAGTGCCGTCAGCTTCGCGCTCAATTTGATTTGGCTTCAGCAGCTCAGCCTTGAACACGATGCTGGGATCATGCACAACATCAGCCAAGGCAGAATTTGCCGGAGCGATCAACTCAAGCTCTCTCACTCGCTCTTCTAGTTCTGAGATGCGCTTGTCCTTCGCCTCCGACGCCTCACGGAACTGCTGCTCCAAAGCCTGTCTAGCTTCGGAATACTTGCCTTGTTTTTCCAGGTCTGCTTGCTCTGCCTTAGCTTTGAAGTCCAGTAACTCCTGAACATCAACACCATCGGGAACAGCCTTCGCGTCTTTTAGCTTGCCGATCAATTCGTAGTTTTTCTTCTCAAGAGCTTGAATGCTATTTTTCAGCGCATCAAGCTCAGGATTGTTTTGCGGTGCAGAAGACGTAGTCTCTTGCAGTTGTTCGTCAGACATGAATAACCCGTAAGGTTAATTACATCACCACTTTACTTTGTCTGCCCAATATGCAGCAGATATTTTCCCCTTCGCGATATTCTTTGCATGACGCTTTTTGAATGAAGCGCGTTTTGCCTTGTCGGCAGCACTCTCGCCCTTGCGAGGCGGTTTAGTCTTTGCGCCCTGCTGACCAAAACGAATCAAACGCGGCTTGCCGCCATCATTAATAACAACGGCATGTGATTTGCCGCTTGGATGACTTGGCGTCTTTATGGGCTTGTCGTAGCCCTTAAAGGTGTGGCCGCCGCGCTGAATCGTCATTTGCGTTTTGGTGCTGCCCGAAGCTCAGAGCGTTTCTTCAGTACAGGGTTTCCTGTGCTTTCAGATTTGATGGCCACGATCGGATCACCCTTGGCGCCGCGACGTGTCACCGTTCCGCCAGAAGGGCCTTTGATGTTGTAAACACCCTCGCCTTTGACAGACGTCACAGTGCCATAGGTGCGCTTGCCGCCGTAAGTCCAGCTAACGCGAGATCCTTTTTTCATTTTTTCTTGCCTGCCTTCTTTTTCTTGCCTGCTGGCTTTTGTGGTTTTTTAGGACCGCTATAACGTGGCATCACTCAGCCTCCTTTGCTGGCTCGGCCTTTACAGCCTTCTTTTTTGCAGCGGCTTTTGGCTTTTCGCCTTGCACCGTGAATTGATACTTACTCGGCAGCTTCGGCATAACGACTTTGCAACTCCGCCAAGGTTAGCTCTGACCCATCCTCTCTAACAAATCTGCGGATGGCATCGGTCGGGCCAATCTTTTCGGACAAATAATCGAAGTACTTGAAGCGAGGCCCCAAGATTTCTTTGCGTTCTTTTTCCGGCAAGTCTTCGAGCCATTGCCCATAAGTCGTGCTTTCAGGAACCAACCCGCTTGCACTTGCCCGTTCATCTTCTGGCGGCGGCTCAATACCAAGCCCCTCATAATCAACAATGGGCACAATCTGAGACCGACAGTTGAAATGCTGTGGCGGCACTGGCCCCTTGCCATACTCATGGATCGTTCCGTCTAAAGCCCTGCAGATTGCAGACGTTCGACCATCCAACGTGGCGCTGTACTTATATTTTTTGGTTACCTCCTGATTCGCCTCAAACACCTTTTCGCTTGCGGCATTAGCAACTTGATTAATGCTGGTTCTGATCAGCGTTCTGATCTGATTGTCTGCCGGAATTGTCGCCTGACCGCCTGCCGCCAAGATCTGATTAATGCTTCCAGGCTGCCCTTTCTGCAAGCGACCTTTTAGCCTTTTGACAATGGATTCAGTCGTTTCGCCTTGCTGCAGTCCGTTGCGCACAGCTTGGCCAAACAATGCAGCTTGACGTTCGCCTAAATCCTCAAACGCTTTTTTTAATACTTGCCCATTAGGCAGAGTCAATGTCACGCCATCAGCAATCGTCACCCTTAATGCTGCAGGCGCTCCAGTCACTGCAGCCTCTAAATCATCGCTAAGGGAAACGATGCCGCGTTGCGTCGGATCAACCGTTACCAATGCTTCCGCAAAGTTCGGCGAAATCACAACCTCATTAACCTGATCACGCATTCCAGCCGGAAGCGCTTTCCTCAGCTGACGCTCAACAAAACCAGCTTCAACGCCTGCCAACTCTTCTAGTTCAGCAATTGACAGCGACGTGCTGCTTTTTGCCCATTGACTAATGCTGGCCTTCAACTGCCCTAAAACTGACCGCAACCTTGCCGCTTTTTGCGTTGGTGGCAATCCCTCAAGCAATTGCAGCTGCTCAATAGCGTCAACCATTAAGTCGTTGTAATTGTTGATGATGCGCTTGGCAACGCTGTTGCTATACCTGTTCAGGTCAATGGCATTTTTATAGAAATCTGCCGGTGTGCTCATTTCTCTTCAAAGCCGAGATTTGCAGGGTCTTCAATGCAAATGATTGAGACATCAGCGCCTGCACGTAATGCGTTCCCCACAATGTCAGAAAACTCCATAATCACGTCAGCGTTGTAAGTGTCAATCTTGCATTCGCTAACCCCGCACGCTTTGCCGCCATCAAACCATGTAATCCTTACAACCGCATAAAACTCATTCTCTAAATCCTGCTTTGAATAAAACAGCAGGCGCCGGATTGGCTCTTCCGGCTCTTCCGGCTGGCGCTTACATAATTTATCAAGCCAACTCATCAGCACTCTCCGGCTGCGCTTCTGGCATTGTGGCCTCTGCCTCCGGCTCTTGTCTTGGCGTTGGCTGGATTGTTTCAATTAATCCGCCTGCTTGTGTCGCCTCTAGCTCGTTTTCAACGTCAAAGTCATCGCCCAACACTTCGCCTGCCTCTAGTTGAAGCAACAACGTTTCTTGAGTGATTGTTCCAGCGGTGTAAAGCTGCAACAAGGCTTGAATCTCTTGCGGGTCCAAGCGCATACCCATGAAGTCACGATTAACAAGGCAGCTGCCGGCGTTTGCTTCCTGCATGTAATCAGCATGGAAGCGCAAGCAGTTGTCGATCATGTCTTGCATCTGCTGCGCAACAACCATCATCGTGCTGTCACCTTGGCTGCGGTCAATACGCTTAGCTTCTGCAGTTTCACCAACAAGCTTGGCGCCAAGCACAGCCGCTAGACCTAACTCATTGATCTGTGACGCAATCTGCTCAAGCCTGCGGAACTGCGCGTCGTAGCTGTTGCCTTGTGGCTCCACATAGCGGGCGTCACTCCCCTCGGGAAGCGCGATCGCTTCGCCTGGCCCTGCGCTGATCTCTTCAGCTGCTGCTGGAAAACCAAACAAGGCAAGCATCGGCACAGCAGAAATGTGCAACTGATTGCTCAGGTCAGATTGAACTTGATAATGCTGCAGGTTTAGCTCAGCAATATCCGCCAGCGGTGGAATCGACTCAAGCACGCCAAGCCTGTTTGAGTAAGCCACGCTGAACGGAATTTCGCTCAAACTTGTGCGACCTTCATCAACAATGCGAAACTCGCCTTGATCATCCTTTTGATGAATTTCAAAAGCGCCAGGCGTCAGCACTCGCACTTGCTCAACTTGCTTTTCGCCGTACAGGCCATCAGGCACAACGATCTTTTCAGTGAGACGAAGCTGCGTCAACTCTTGCTTGCCGTCGCTTAATTCAGTTCGCCAACCAAGAATGTCGCGCGGTGTATAGCTCACCCAATATGGACGACCGTTTTGACCAGCAGCGGGAGCATCAACCAAAACGCCAACATGCCCATAACGGATGCACTGGCGAGAAACAGAAAAAAGCCAGGTCTGTAAATCATTG